GAATGGTGATCTATTAGCAAGAGGTTATACTCCAAATGATTTCAACGCAGGTGGCGGACCTGACCGATTGGCAAGAGGAGAGTTATTAAATGAAACTTATCTATTACAACAGGCAGCCAATCGTACCCACGATCAAAAGATTGCTGATACAGATGAAACGTGGTCTGAACCTCCACCAGCTTACGCAGCCAAATATCCATACAACAGAGTAATTAAATCAGGAAGACATAGTATTGAATTAGATGATTCTCCTGGTGCAGAAAGAATTATGATTCATCATGATAGTGGTGCATATATTCAAATAGATTCAAAAGGTACAGTTTCTGAAAAAGCTGCCGCAGATCGTTATGAAATTAATATTGGAACAAAACACGAATCATCAGGTCATAGTGTAGTTACAGTTAATGGTAACGCTCATGTTTATGTAAAAGGAAATAAAACAGAAGAAATAGAAGGCGATTATAAATTGCTTGTGCATGGTCACGCAGAGTTTGGTGTTGGTGGTCAAATGAATTTAAATGCAAGTGATCAAGTTCAATTGAGAGGCGGAGATATTAAGATTGAAGCCAACGCAGGTATTGCTACTTTATTTGCGAAAAAGGAAATACAATTTGAAGCAAGAAATCAATTAAACTTTGTTGCCAAAAATATTAAAGCTACTGCATTAAATACTTACGATGTATTCTCAACGAAAGCAATTAAGTTATCCACTCCAGGTGATATACATAATACAGCTTCAAACATAATCAGTTTAGCAAGTGGTTTAATACCACCTACTCCTTTAACAGGAACTGCTGTACCAACACCAGGTTGGAGTTTAACTACACCAACAATGCAAATCGCTTCGGTATCAACTTCTCATACAGGAGTATTTAATACAACGATTCTTAACTCAGGTCTAATTACTTCAAGCAGTGTTATTAATGCTCCAGTAGTTAGTGCAACGGCAGTAATAGCAACAAGTGGTGACTTTAGTAATTTAGGTGCACCACTTATGACAGCAACAGGAGCTGCATATAATGGTTTATATCGTCCACCAGTTGTAAGTGTATCAATACCAAGTGTACCTGCATTATTACCTCCTGCTGTATCTGCTCCAATCGTTGCTCCTTTACCAGGACTTACTTCAGGTTGGGCGTATCCTACAGGTAATAGTCCAGAGTTTATTGCTAAAGTATTAAATCCTGCGAATGCGTTTGCCGCAATTATTGCTGACTTCTTACCACTTGGTTTAGGAGCATGGGGAATGACTTTAGCCAAGATGCCTGAACCACCTAAAAAGTCAACATCAATTATTCCTCGTGGTTATTTTGCGATGGGATATTCTGGTGGATATATTTCAGCATTAGATGATTCGGCAAAAGATCAAACGAAATCTCTAACAAGAAGAGGGAGTAGATAATGGTTGATGCATGCGTAGACGGTAATGATCAAGTAACTCAGAATACTTTATCAATTAATAAAATTCCAGTCATTGATGGTGCAGGAAGATATACTCTTGGACAAATTGATCTTGTGACTCAGGAGATTGCTAATAGTATACTTCAAGATGCAGAAACAAATCCGTTAAGTAGAGCAGTTAACAAATACGGTAATAAGATATATGACGCGTCTGGTTATTTAAATGGTTTACTTCGACAACGAATAGGTGATTTAAGTAGTTATCCTGATTTATCAGATAGATGGCAACGAGGTGATATATCAAATCTCGAAACCGCTGACTTTATGCAAATATATAACTATACACCTGCTAATTTAATTAGTGATGCTGACGCGCCTAAACTAGCAAGAAACCTTGATGCGTATTATAAGAATGATTTCAATACTTCTATCCTAGGTGGATTCTGCGATGCCTTTGATAAATTCTTTTTATCAGTAGATGCGTTCTTTGATTTAATTGGAACGATCGACGGTATCATAGCTGATGCATTAGAATTAGTTAACAAAGTTCAAAGAGGTTATGATGGTATTAAAGATCTAACTGTCGCGCAATTAATCGAAAAATTAATTAAAGCAATTAAAGATAAGATTACAGAAGTAATTGATAAAGTCTTTGCTGAAGTACAAGATATGATAAACAACTTTGACCCAGGTGCTCTAGTTGCTGATGCAGAAACATTTGTGAATGCAAAAGTTGTAAAAGGTATTATGACAACAAGAGAACAGATGTGTGCATTCTTTACTGAAGAGAACAAGAAAGGTATTAAAGATAAGATAAAGGGTTTAATTGATTACGCAGTAGCTGCATTTGAATCGCCTGGTATCGAAGAGATTCAATACATTGTAGCTAGGATCTGTGCACTTGCAGGGTCAATAGAATCGTTGATAAGGGACATTAATAAACCCCTTGATGATTATACAAGGCGATACAGTACAATCGTAGATCGTCTTAAAAACATCTCAAGAATCAATGAGTCATCTGCTATCAGAGCAGGTGGTATAAGGTATTCTCCATCAACTAGGAAAGAGGTAATAAATAGATTACAAGGTAGATGGACTTCTCCTGGTGGTAACGAAAAGACTGATACGGGTAAAATACCACAGAATGTTAAACCTATTACTGCTGCGGACTATAAAAACCTTCCAAGATGTGGTAATGTATTTAATGGCTCGTCAGACGTATTTAGAGTTGAAGGAGATTCGTTTGATGAAAAAGAAGGTATTGGTATATATGCCTGGACGAGAATTGACCTTGATGTTAAAGTATACCTCGAAAGATTACAGAAATTAACGAATGCAGAAAAGCCTTTAACGATAACAGAAGGCTGGGTAAGTAAAGCTTATAACACAAAGGCAGACGGACCCGAAGATAATTCCCACTTGAGTGGTTTGGTTATTGATGTTAAAAGAGATATGGCAGATCCTGAAGCCTTTATTCAAAATGCATTAAAAGGTGGATTTAAATATGTTAAGGATTACCCAGAATTAAATAAGATTCATTTAGATATAAGAGAAATACTATAATGGCAATAGCAGATTACATTTCACCAGTAAAGAAAAAGATTAATCTTAACTCTGATTTTCGTAAAGATCTGCTCACGAGTCCAGTTTCAAAAGATGTAGTGCTTCTAAAAGATGAGGAAGCAGTTAAAGAATCAATTAAAAATTTAATACTAACAGATCGTGGTGAAAGATTAATGCAACCTTATATGGGTGGCAATATCAGAGCGATGTTATTTGAAAATTTAACACCCGGTACATTAAAATTAATAGAAGATAGAGTAACGTCAACAATTCAGACCTATGAACCAAGAGCTCAATTAATTAATGTTGCAGTAAGTTCAAAGCCTGACGATGGAGAAGTCTACGTTGGGATTACTTTTTATATTAGACAGGTTGAACAGCCAATACAGTTAGACGTTGTATTACAAAGGAATAGATAGAGATGGCAAATCCAAAAACACCAATTACCGAACTTGACTTCGACGCAGTAAAAAGTCAACTTAGGAGTTATTTAGAAACACAAACGCAATTCAAGGATTATAACTTTGATGGCTCAAACATGAGTGTCTTGTTAGATGTTCTTGCGTTTAATAGTTATCAGAATAACTTCTATACAAACATGGCACTTAACGAAATGTTTCTTGACTCTGCCGTCCTTAAGAACTCAATCGTTTCCCATGCAAAAGAATTAAACTATATACCTCGTTCGCGCAAGTCTGCCAAGGCAACACTATATGTTGTTATTGAAGACGCAACTCGTACAGACGCAACAATTACAATTCCAAAATATTCTCAATTTAAAATTAATCACCAAGGTGAAAGTTTTTCATTCGTAACAGATAAACAGTATACCGCAAGAAAGGTATTATCAACTAGTATTAATCCTCAGACTGGAATCGCGTTTAACTCAGGCTCGTTTGTTGCTGATAGTGTTGATGTTTATGAAGGTGAAATGTTATCAAGTTTCCAAAGAGAAGGATTTATTGTTGATGCAGACGGAGTACTTAGAGTATTCCTTACAAATAACGAAGTAGATACAGATTCAATTGTTGTCTTTGTTGATGCAGAAGCAACTGACGACGCAAATGTATTTATAAGAGCCAATACAATTTATGGTGTTAACCCAACAGATAAAGTATTCTATCTTGAACCATATCTTGATGATAAGTATTCTATTTACTTTGGTAAGAATCAATTTGGTTTACAGCCTGAAGAATTCGAAGATGTAAGAGTACGATATAGAATATGTTCAGGTATTGATTCTAACGGAGCAGGTAAAGATAGTTCGTTCTCAGGATCCTTTATCGAAAACGCAACAGTTTCTGCTTATACATTAGCCGCAGCATCAGGTGGTTCTGAAAGAGAGTCAATGGAATCTATTCGATACTTTGCTCCTAAAGCTTTACAAGTTCAAGAACGAGCAGTAACAACAAAAGATTATGAAGTACTATTACAACAAGCATTCCCTGAGATATCTGCAGTCTCTGCTTATGGTGGAGAACAGTTAGATCCACCTCAATTTGGGCGTGTTGCTATTTCTGTTTATTTAAACGATGATACACAAATCATATCTTCCACATTATCTAATTCTTATCTTGCTTATTTAAAAGAAAGAGCACCGTTAGGAATTGAACCTATTTTTAAACAGACCGAGTTTGTTTATGGTGATATGGAAGTGATTGTAAATTACACTAAAAAGAATACAGAAAAAGGTGAAGCAGAATTAGAAACGTTAACAAGAGCAGCAATTCAAAAATATTCTACTGATAACCTTGAAGGATTTGATAAAACTTTAAGACGATCTAAAGTATCAGGTATTATTGATGGATTAGATGCAGGTATATTAAGTAGTGAAATTACAATATGTCCTGTCATTGAATATTCTCCACCACTTAATTTTAATACAAATCCAACATTCAGATTTGAAACGCCGTTAGTAAGACCTTATATTTACAATGCGGCAAATGGTTTCACAAACTTTAAGCCTGCCATTAAATCAACACCCTTTGATATAAATGGTACTTGTGTATTCTTCCAAGATGATGGATTAGGTAATATTATGATCATCACCGACGAAGTAACAAATCCACAGATTATTAATCCAGCTGCAGGTACTGTTGATTATGATAAAGGTGAAGTGAAATTAACAAACTTTAAGGTAGAAACATATACAGGCAGTGCAATTAAAGTATCTGGGAAAACAATAGATAACGATGTTGTTGCTCCAAAAGGACGTGTGTTTATATTAAGAGATACAGACGTTAAAGTAGTAATGGCGTTGGACGAGTTCATATCTCCACAGTCTGTTAACTCAACAAGTTATTAATAAGAGAGAAAAAAATAATGCCTCAGGGTGAAATCGAAAAAAATCTGTCGCTTTTCATTAAGAATCAGTTCCCCGCTATTTACAGGGAAGATGGACCTGAGCTTGTTAAATTAGTTGAAGAGTATTATAAGTGGTCTGAAACCCAAGCAGATCAGCATATCTATCAATCAAGGCGTTTATTTGAAACGAGAGATATTGATAGTACGCTTAATAGTATGCTTATCTTCTTTAAGAAAAAGTTCTTGGCTGATCTTCCACTCAAAACCAGCGTCATTAAGTTTGTTGTTAAAAATATACTTGACCTGTATCGTTCAAAAGGTACTGCTCGAGGTATTGAGTTATTCTTTGCTATATTTTATCAAGAGTTTGAAATTGAAATTTTGTATCCTGCCGAACAGATGCAAAAGGTATCTGACTCTGAATGGAAGCAAGGTACTTATCTACAGATGTTTCCAAACAATAACTTCTTTACATCAAAGACTAATAAAGAATATGAGTATCTTGATTTATTAGCTCGTAACATTGAAGGGTCGGTAAGTGGTGCAAAGGCATCTGTAAGATCAATTAACTTCTTTATTCTAAATGGTGTTAAAACGCCCGTGATATATCTTGATGGTATTCAAGGTACATTTAGTAAGTATGAAGATATTCTTTGTAATGTAAATGGTGAAGTAGTACAGTTTGGTAAAGCAAACGGATCTCTTTCAAAGTTTACTATTGTCGATAGATCAGATGTAGGCGCAAAAAGAAAGAATCTCGCAGGTAGAGAAATTGGTGAAGTTCTTAATGTACATCAGAAAGATGGTAATGCAGGTAAAGCAATTGTCACGGCAGTTACAGATACAGCCTCAGGTCAAATTAAATATGATTTAGAAGATGGCGGTTATGGGTATACGATTGCGAATACAAGATTACTTGTTTCAGACCAATCTATTATTCTTGATAACAGTGAGAATGGTTTTAATCAAGAATTTGTTATAGGTGAAACGTTACAAGATGCGTTAGGTCGTACTGGTATCGTTATCGGACAAAATTTATCTTCAATAGGAATTAAGCTTAGCACAGCAAACGCTAGTACTGGATTTGAAGACAATGTTGCACTGACAACAGTCAGGCCAAATATTCTCGTTGACGGCGTGTCTACTCCTGTACCTCAAATAACAATTAACTTGTCTGATGTAGCAAATCAATTAGTAACCGTGAACGGTTCTTCTCCTGGTCCACTTTATCCTGATACG